GGAACTAAAAGGTTTAGAATCTAAATCTGTTTATACGCAATTTATAGGGCAAGAATTACCAAAAGAAACAAGGGAAAGACAACAACAAGTTGATTATGGTAAAGAACTTGTAAAGGAAATGCAGATGGCTCAAAATGCTTCTAAGGCATTTATGGATAATATGAAAGCCATTGGATTGGAGATGGTTCGCATATCTGGTTACACTAAGACAGAAGAAGACCAGATTGCAAAAATGGATGAAGATAGAAAAAAGTGGGGTAAGAAGAAAACGGATCAACTATTAGAAGACACACAAAAAAAAGGTGGTTTTGGCGATTTTATTACTAAGAAAATTGGTAAAGACCAAGAAAGAATAGGATTAGAAGATGATCAATTAGAAAGAGTAAAAGAATTAACATTGGCATATAATGAGTTTGCATATTCATTAAGTCAAAGTGTTACAAGTGGGTTAATGAGTGTTTGGGATGCTATGCAACAAGGAGAAAATCCATTACAAGCCATTGGACAAATGTTTATGAATATCGCTAAACAAATAGCAGCAGCGGTAATACAAGCGTTGATATTTAAGGCTTTGTTAGATGCATTCCCAGCGTTAAAAGGTGTATTTGCTGCAATGGGTGCTGCAAGTTCTATTTCAAGTGGTGGAAAGCTATTAGGTATGGCTTCTGGCGGTATAGCTACTGGTCCTACATTAGCAATGATAGGAGAAGGAAGTGAAAGTGAGGCAGTATTGCCTTTAAGTAAATTAGGTGGAATGTTGAATAGAACATTTAGTGCTGGTGCTATGAGTGGAGGCGGTATTGGACAAAATGGACAATTTGTATTGAAAGGAAACGATTTAGTTTTAGCTTTGCAACGTTCAACTTCATCACTTAATTTAAGAAGAGGATAATGGCATACGAAATAAAATATAGGATAATTGCAGCAACTAAGGGTAACCAGACAATTTATGTTTATTTATATGAAGATGGCTACGAAGGGGAAATTATAGATTATCCTTGTGTTAGTTTACAATTACAATACATTCCACGTTCGGATGATATTTTTGAACCTATTTATGTAAGCCAATTAAGTTTGGTTTTAGATGTTACGGATGATGTGGAGAATATGCCAGACTTTACAAGTTTGAATGATAGAAAGTATTTTGTATCTGTTTTGATGAATGATATAACCTACCAATGGCAAGGTTGGGCATTAAGCGATAACGTGCAATTTTCATTTAGTACTGGAAGGAAGGAATTAGCTTTTAACGCTATTGATGGATTGGGTATGTTAGAAAGAATACCTTTTAGTTTACCTACTGATTATACTTTAAATGGTAAAGCGACTTTAATTAGTTATTTAGCAGGTGCATTAAGCAAATTGGAATATCCTGCTGCTTATGCCATAGTTAGTGGAATTAGTTTCTTCGCTGAAGGAATGAATGATAGAACTGATGCAGCGGTAAATGATCCATTGAATCAAACATATATTAACTACGCTACTTTTGTTAATGATAATCAAGAACCAACTAATTGCCTTGATGTAATTACACAAATAGCAAAAGGGTTTGGAGCAAGATTCTTTCAAGCTGAAAGCAATTTCTTTATTGTTCCATTGACTGAATTAGCGCAAGATTCGTACTATTCAACGTATTACACTAAAGAAGGGATAGCAAGTACTGCTATTACACAAGATTTGACTGGTAATATTGAAGGATATACAGGCAACACAAGCGGTTTATATTTTGTAGATAATAGCCAATTTAAGATAATTAGAAAAGGGTTTAATAAGATAAGATTTGCAAAGGATATAGATTATCCAAATAACTATATCACTAACTGGGATTTAAAGAATTACGAGCATATTAGTCCAACGGAGGATAATGCGTTTAGCTGGACAGAAGAAAGAGGTGGTGGTTTGATTTATATAAAGAATAACCCAACTCAAAAATATAATGGATTTATTGTTGGACCAGCTTTTGATCCTCCTTATGTATCTTCTTTAACTCCTAACAACCTACCTAAGATTGGGCAAAATGAGGTTATAAACTTTGGCTTTAATATAAATTCATTAAATGGTCCATTGGCGGTTGGTCCTCCTGCTTTGTGTATTCTTGTGATTGAGATAACAAACGGAACAGATACATATTTTTACAGGAATGATGGGCAATGGGCATTAACTTCTAATCCTTTAGAATATTACTATGTTCCTTATGATTTAGATAGTCCAAAGGCTAATGTTAACTTGGAATTGCCACCTGCTCCAATTACTGGGGATTTATCAATATCTATTGTATTTAGTACCGCAACGGCATATTGGAAGGCTACTGAAGGGGCAGCATTATTAGAGGACTTTAGATTAGAACTTGTACCTTCTTTCGCATCATTTGTTACAGAAAGCTATATTACTGATACTGAAGAATACGTTTACGAAGTTGATTTGCCATTAGGGTTTAATGACATAACAGATGGGTATTTTAGTTACAGAGGATTTTTAAGTGATTCAACTGGATTAAACTTAAAGAATTGGTACAGACAAGAATACTTAACGGAAACATATAGAAGTTTAAGTGAATTGGTGGTAAAGCAATATTCAAACTGCTTAAATAAGAATATCATAAACATTGATTCTTCGTTTATGGGTGTAGAAACGGCTAATGGTAGGTTTAATGCTGCAATGAGAATAACGGCTGATGATGTTGATCCTACACAGATAAGCGTTCAAAATAAGACATTCTTATTGGGTAATTCAACTATTGATTATCCTAATGATGTTATAACAGCTACTTTGTTGGATGTAAATAGTGAAGATATTGTAACTACATTATTAACTACATACGATACAAATAATATTTCTTCTTCTGCACCTGTTGGAACTGGACACTTTAGGTCAACGGCTTATATGACTAAGGAATTGGCATACGCTGCTCCATTGACAGAAGAGATGATTTACTTAGAGAATATCGGTGTTCCATCAATAGGAGATGTTTATTATACAAGCGAAACATTAGGAACTCCATTCAATGGTGCAATGTTATGGTGGAAGGTAATGATTACAGAAGTATCATTCCAAGCGTTTAAAATCAGTTCAAGTGGGGAGATATTAGAATCATACGGATAATTTATTAAATTTGTAATATGGCAGCAGTAATAGGGAAAAATATAATGCTTTATAAATATGATGCAGAAACAGAAACAGACATTCCTTTTGCCTGTTCTACGAATGCAACATTTTCGGTTCAAGTGGATCAAAAAGAGGTTACTTCGCAATCTTCTGCGTGGTATCGTGAGTTTAAGAATGACATTGCTTCGTGGACTGTTACTTGTGATGGATTGGTTACATTAAACGGATACGGATATTTATTCCTTTTAGAGCAACAACAAGCAAGGGAGCAAATCTTGGTTAAGTTCGTAATTGACAACGGAGTAGATGGATTAGTGATAATAAGCGGTAATTGTAACTTAACAAGCCTAAACATAAACGCACCTTATAAAGAGGTTGGCACTTATAGTGTTTCACTTCAAGGTTCTGGAGCATACGGAACAAGCGGTACAAGCATTAGTCCAAGCGGTGTGGTTATCATTGGCGGTTCAGTATCAACTAAAGGATATACGGCTGCAGGTGGAGAAACTACGATTACTTGGTCGGATATGGTAGGTAAAACAATCTTGTATGTTTCAAGGGGTGGTATTGATGTGCAGGATATTATATCAACAGGCACTCCAATAGATGAGCAAGTTAAATGGGTTTCAAGTACTGGAATTTTAACATTCAGTAGAGCATTAGAAAGTGGAGAATATGTAAGGGCATTACTACAATAAAATAATTAAGATGAGCAATCAAATAACTATAACCAGCGGAGCAAAAGTTAGGAATTTAGAAGGAGTATTAACAGGAACAAGTGGTATTGTAAATTCATTAGGTATAAACGTTCCAAGTGGTATTCCTCAATTAGACGGAAGCGGTAAGATATTAGTTTCTCAATTGCCTAACTCGGTTATGGAGTACAAAGGAACTTGGGATGCTGCTACAAATACACCTACATTAGTAAACGGAACAGGTAATGCAGGGGATGTTTATTTAGTAAACGTTGCAGGTACACACGATTTTGGAGCTGGTCCAATTGTCTTTGCGGTTGGCGATCAAGTTTTATATAGCGGTACAACTTGGGAAAGAGCAAGTGGTGCGACAGGAACAGTTAGTTCAGTGGCGGTTACTGAAAGTGGCGATGCTTTAACAATTACAGGAAGTCCAATTACTACAAGCGGAACGATTAACATAGGCTTTGCAGGTACAAGCGGTCAATATGTAAACGGAGCAGGTGGATTGACTACATTCCCTTCTTTGACTGGGTTTGTTCCTTACACAGGTGCAACGGCTAACGTTGACTTAGGTACTTACGGATTATTAGGCGATTACATAGGCTTTAATACGGCTCCAACAAGTGTTCCAACGACTTTGGGTACTTTGTCTTGGGATAGCTTTTACAGAACGCTACAATTAATTGATGGGGATGGCGATACGACTTTACAGATAGGACAAGAACAAAGGGCATTGATTCATAACAATACAGGTGCTACTTTAACTGATGGTCAAGTTGTTTATGTAACTGGTTCAACTGGGGAACTTCCTTCGGTTGCTTTAGCTTCAAATGCGATAGAGGCTACTTCAAGTGTAACATTTGGGGTGGTTACTGAAACTATTTTAAATGGTGCAGATGGTTTTGTTACTACTGGAGGTATGGTTCACGGATTGAATACTTTAGCATATAACGAAGGAGATGCACTTTACTTAGGTTCAACTGCAGGTACTTTTACCAATGTTAAGCCTACTGCTCCTGCTAACTTAGTTTTAATCGGTTATATGATTAAAAAGTCTGGTGGCAATGGTTCAATCTTTGTAAAGATTCAAAACGGATATGAATTAGAAGAATTACACGATGTATCAATAACAAGCGTTGCAAATAATGAAGGTATATTTTGGGATAGTGCAACAAGCCTTTGGAAGAATAAGACAATCGCAGGTGCTTTAGGATATACTCCAGCTAATGATTCTTTGGTGGTTCATTTAGCAGGTACGGAAACAATAACAGGGTTAAAGACATTTGATTCTGGATTACAATTAGCTTCGGAGGGTAGTGGAAACCAAAGTTCACTATTTGTGAATATAAGTTCAATATTTTCTGCAAGTGCAGGTTCTAATAGATTTGGGTTTAACAATAGCAACAATTTATACTTTAACAAAGGGTTAAATAATGGTGGAATACTTGCTTGGAATAATAGTTCATACAGAACTTATAACCTACAAGATGCTGACGGAACATTGGCTTTTACAAGCGATATACCTTCATTAAGTGGATATGTGCCATATACAGGGGCAACTTCCAACTTAAATATGGGCAGTGGTTCATTAGGTATAAATTCAGGTCAATTTTTAATATTTACTAAAAATGGTGCAACTGGATTAGGGAATAGTGCTTATTTATCTTTTTTAAATGCTGCATCAACTGAAGGAGTTTCATTTTCTTTAAACGCTTCAAACGATTTAGTTTGGTACGGAACAAGTGGTGGAACTGCATCATCTGCTTTAGGCATTTTTGCAAAAGGTGGCAATGTAGGTATAGGAACGAGTAGTCCGAGTAGCATAGGAAGCGGATATACTACATTAGACATTGAGGGTTCAAATGGTGCAGGTGTAAAGTTTGGCAATGGTACACCAAAAGGATACATATACGCAGATGGTGGCGGTTACAATATGGGTACAGATAGTGCAATACCATATATCTTCTATACAAGCGGAAGCGAGAGAATGAGGATTACAAGTGGGGGGACATTGTCCGTTAATAGCAGTTCGCCAAATACTGATGCAGTATTGTATGTAAAAGGTAGAACAAGCGGAGGTGATGGATATTCTGCAATATTTGTTAATAGCAGTGGTACTACTATGTTAGCTTTAAGAAGTGATGGCGTAACAACTGCACAAGGTATTTATGATTATAACTATGTATCTGCACCTAATGTTTTTGTTCAATCGGATGGTGTATTAGGTAGAAATTCATCTTCAAGAAAGTATAAAAAGAATATTATTAATTATCCAAGAGGTCTTAATGATGTCTTAAATCTTAGACCTGTTCTATATGAAAGCAAAAACCCAAATGAAGAAGGAATAAGTTTTACGGGTTTTATTGCAGAAGAAGTGGATAGTATAGGGTTAAAAGAATTAGTTTATTATGAAAATGATATACCTAACGCACTTCACTATCCTCACTTTACAGCATTATTAGCAAAAGGTATTCAAGAATTACACGCATTAGTGCAAGAACTTAAAGCAGAAATAGAAGAACTTAAAAATAAATAATTATGACAACTTACAAATGGATAGTAAACCAAATGA